ACAGAAAGTTTTGCTACTGCAATAGCAGTGGCTTTAGGATAGTATTATGGCAACCCAAGTACAATTTAGAAGAGGAACAACAGGTCAGCATTCTGCTTTTACAGGAGCAGTAGGTGAAGTAACTGTAGATACTGAGAAGAAGACAGTCTGTATTCATGATGCCACCACAATAGGTGGATTCCCTTTATTACAAGAGGATGGTAGTAATTCTAATTTTGCATTAGGTTCATTATCCAGTTGTGCATTAAAGTTCGCAGGAGATCCTGATACAGGATTATTTAGCCCAGGTTCAGATCAATTACACCTAGTGACCGGAGGGGTTGCGAGGGTTAAAATAGATTCATCTGGTGCGGTAACACTCGGAACTGCAGGTAGTAGTCCAAGTAACCTTATTGTTACAGGAAACCTAACTGTCACCGGGACTTTCGATTCTCAAGACCAACTCGCTCTCATACTAGCTTTAGGATAATATGGCAAACACCTTTAAAATTGACACTAAGTCGAGTGTTGTTACAGATGCTGTTAGTAGTACAAATACTAATGTTTTAACAGCAGGAGGTTCAGCAACTTTAGTTCTTTTAAGTTGTTTAGTTTCAAACAAGACAGGAGCAAGTGCTCAGGTTGATGTTTATTTAGTAACAAACTCAGGAGATGATATTTATATAATAAGGAATGCTCCAGTTCCTGCAGGATCATCATTAGAAATAATAAGTGGATCAAAAATAATTATGGAGTCAAGTGACATCCTGCGAGTAAGAGCTAACACGGCAACTGCTCTGGATGTAGGTGTCAGTTATCTAGAACAGACTTAAGGAGGTATAACAAATGGCTCTAACAACAGTAAGCTCAGATAGATTATCTACAAACGTAAAGAATACAAACTTTACAGCAGCTGAAAAACAAGATTTAACAGATGATATTTTACCTCTAGCTGGACAGTTAGGTAATAGAAATTTAGTACACAACGGAGCTTTCTTAGTAGCTCAACGTGGTACGTCATCAACAAGTAATGCTTATGCAACAGTTGACAGATGGAGGGGTGACAATAGTGGGACTGATGAATCTCCAACACAAGCACAGGTTGATGTTGCTAGTGGAACTACACCTTACACTTTAGGATTTAGAAAAGCATTTAGCATAACTAACGGAAACCAAACCAGTGGTGCCGGAACAAATGACCAAGTTTCGATGACACATTACATAGAAGGTCAGGATATAGCAAATAGTGGTTGGAACTACACATCTGCTTCTAGTTTTATAACTTTATCTTTCTGGGTAAAATCAAGTGTTGCACAGAATTTTTATGGTTATTTTAGAAGTAATAATGGGGCATCACAATTATATCCATTTGAAACAGGTTCACTTAGTGCTAATACTTGGACAAAAATAACAAAAACAATTCCTGGAAATTCTAATTTAACTTATAACAATGATAATAGTTCTTCTGCTTCTATCTTTTTAAGTGCTTATAGAGGAACTGATCAAACTGGTTCAATAACATTAAATCAATGGGGTGCTTATAACTCATCAATAAGAGCCCCAGATTACACTTCAACATGGTACACAACAAATGATGCAACATTTGAAATTACAGGAGTTCAATTAGAAGTAGGCAGCGTGGCAACAGATTTTGAGCATAGGTCATTTGCACAGGAGCTTACTTTATGTCAGAGATATTATCAACAATTAGAAGGAGCAGCCAGATCATTTAATGAACTTTTCTTTGGTTCTTTTAATACTGGTACTGAGTTGGTAGTAACCAGATTGTTACCTGTAGTGATGAGAGGTGCACCTTCTGTAACTGTAAGTTCCACAATGACTGATTTTGATATTGAACCTTTTGATCAAGCTCCAAGCGGAGTGGGTTTGCGTCACTCTACTATAAAAGAAATTTGTTTGAATGTAACTTCACCTACAAGTAGAACAGTAGGTTTTTATGCTGTTCTTTCTTCGCATGCCACTGGTGCTTTAATTACAATTTCAGCAGATCTTTAAATTCATTTATTATGACTATCTCATACAAATTACAAAAAGATGGAAAAGGAAGAGATTTACAAGTTGTACAGAAAACTGAAGATGGTAATTCTTGTTTTATTCCATTTGACGAAACAAACACCGACTACCAAGAGTACCTTGAGTGGGCAAAGACTAATACAGCCGAAGCTGCTGATGATTTAACTTGGGATGATATTAGAGCTACAAGAGATGGAATATTATCATCTACAGATTGGACAATGACAACAGGTGCTTCTGTAGATCAGGCACAGTGGGCTGCATATAGACAAAACATAAGAGATATTCCTCAAACTTATTCAGGTAAAACACCTGATGAGGTTGTCTGGCCGACACAACCATCGACTGCTGGTCCTAATACTTAGTAATTCCCAAGATTACTGCCTGTAAAATAAGAACAGAAAAAGAATATTGTAGCTAAACAGTCATGCCATATATTGGAAATGACATAAGATCAAACGAAGATTATAAAACTATTGATGATATATCTAGTAGTTTTAATGGTAGTACCACTTCTTTTGCTCTACTTGTCGGAGGTATATCTCCAGTCCCTTTTCCAAAGTACGAGACTCAATTATTAATATCTGTCGGAGGTGTAGTCCAGGAACCAGATTCTTCCGGGACAACAGGATTCCAATTAACAGGAACAAATATAGTTTTTAGTTCTGCTCCATCTTCAGGAGAATCATTCTTTGGAGTGATATTTGCAGGTGCAGATTATCTTAATGCTGGTGGAACATTTCCTGATGGTACTGCTTCTGTTCCTTCTATAAGTTTCACTGGAGATACCGACACAGGATTGTTCAGAGTGAGTTCTGGGCAGATAGGTATCGCAGCTAATGGTACGAAGGTTGCACAGTTCCCGACAAGTCAAGGAACTTCAGGTCAGGCTCTTGTTACAGATGGTGCTGGTGTTCTCTCATTCTCAACAATAGCGGGTGGTGTTTCAAGTGACGCACAAGGCAACACTGTAGCTGGTACAAATGCTGGAGATAGTTTTAGTGGTACTGATGCTACTTTTAATTCCTTATTTGGTATAAATGCTGGTACAAACATAACAACTGGTGATGAAAACCAAGCTTTTGGAAGACAAGCTTTATTCACGAATACAACAGGAACCGCTAATACTGCTGTAGGTGTGAATGCTTTATATGCCAACACTACTGCAAACAATAACACAGCACTGGGCAATGGTGCTTTAGCGAATAATACAACAGGAACAGATAACACTGCTACTGGAATGGGAGCTTTGCAAGATAGCACAACTGGAGATAGCAATGTTGCGGTTGGTAGATTAGCTTTAGAAAATAATACTACGGCATCAAATAATACTGCTGTGGGTAAAAGTTCTTTAGCGTCAAACACAACTGGAACTCGTAATAACGCAGTTGGTGCAAATGCTTTAGATGCTAATACAACCGCAAATGATAATACTGCAATGGGTCATAATGCTTTAGGACAAAATACCACAGGTGTTGATAATACAGCTTTTGGTAGTGGTGCTTTATTAGCTAACACAACTGCAAGTAACAATACTGGTATTGGTGCGGCAGCATTAGATGCAAACACTACGGGAGCACAGAATACTGCTGTAGGTCGTGAAGCATTAGGAGCAAACACAACTGGAAATGATAATACAGCCGTTGGTTATAACTGTTTAGACGCTAATACAACAGCATCCAGCAATACAGCTATGGGTTTCAGTGCCCTGAGTTCTAATACTACAGGAGGGCAAAATACAGCTATAGGTAGAGATGCATTATTTACTAACACAACGGCAAGTAACAATACCGCTATGGGATATTCTGCATTAGCTTTTACCACAACTGGAGAAAATAATGTTGGAGTAGGTCACAACGCTCTTTATGCAAACACAACTGGAGCTATGAATGTAGCCGTAGGTGTTAATGCTTTAGATGCTAATACTACAGGACAGCGTAATACGGCTGTTGGTAGACAAGCTTTATCTGCAAATACTACTGCTTCTAATAACACTGCTGTAGGGCAGTTTACTTTGGCAGCAAACACTACTGGATCTTCACTTACAGCTTTAGGAGATAAAGCTTTAGATTCTCTTACGACAGCTAATAATGCCACTGCTGTTGGTTGTGATGCTGGACAGAGTGTGACTACCATGACAAATATGACTGTTGTTGGCTATCAAGCTGGATATTCAAAATCAACAGGTGACTCTTTAACTGCTGTTGGAAACTCGGCTGGAAGACAATGTACAGGAAATAACAACGTGGCAGTAGGTAATAATGCAATGTACGCAGTTACTTCAGGAACAAATAACGCAGTTGTTGGACATTATGCTCAAATGCTGGGAAATGGAAGTAATTGTGCATATCTTGGATCTTTTGCTGGATATGACAGCGTAGGTAGTGGTAATACTGGAATAGGACAAGGAACTCTTAACGGTGTCAGTGGAACTAATAATACTTGTCTTGGACAGGGTGCCTCGACTTCTAGCGGAAGTTCAAATAATCAAATGACACTTGGAAATTCAAGTATTTCTAATTTACGTTGTGCTGATACTTCTATTAGTTCTTTATCTGATAGAAGAGATAAAACAGATATTGTAGATTTACCTGTAGGTCTTGACTTTATTAATACTATCAGAGCAGTTAAATTTAAATGGCAAACTAGAGAAGGTGTACCAGCTAAAGATGGCTTAATCAGAGCAGGGTTTATTGCACAGGAACTACAAGAAGCACAAAAAGATTGTGACTATCTTAACTTGGTTCTTGATGAAGATCCAGAAAAGTTAGAAGCAAAACAAGGTAAATTAATTCCTGTGTTAGTAAAAGCTATCCAAGAGCTATCCGCAGAAGTAAATGCTTTGAAGGCTGCGTAAGTTGTTGTTATAATAAAAGTAAATAAATTTTTTGATCATGGAAGAAAAAACCGCAGATGAAATTGCAGCAATATTTTCTGCTGCTGGCGATAGCGTAACAGTAATTAATACAGATGCTGATTTTGCTGCATATCAAACAGCTAATCCTAAAGATACAATCACCACTGAAACAGAATGGAAAGAAATGATCCAGCGTAATGTAGATCATCTAGGAATAATCAAAGGTTATAAAAAAGTTGATGGTACAACATCTATTTGGACATCAGAAAGTTTTACAGCTATAGATGCTGCAATTAGTTCTGGAACAACAAAAGCTTCTTGATCAATTAGATAAAGGAGTTAAAGTAGAATAAATACTTAAAATGTACAGCCAGAGACCCTCTAGATTAAAGAAAGTATTCGTAGGTTCTTTAGGAGTGCTCTTTGGTTTATCTCATCTTGCTCTGATACAATCAATATCTAACAGAAAAAGTAATTTACCAATAATAAATTTACCTGTAGGACCTTATACAAGTTATATAGCAAGTGTTTCAGAGAAAGGATATACCATTAAATATAGATCTCATGCACCAAAGATAATTCAAACTGAAAAGTCTATTGATAAACCAGCAGGTTTTCTTGGTTTAGGTAAAGCAGAAATAAATACATATGAACAGTCAGTAGCAGGAGAAGCCACTGGAAGCGTTTCAGAGAGCTCTGGGTTAACTGAGAAACAGATTGCATGTATCAAAGCAGAAGGCTCTGGAGAGGCTACAGGGAAGCTTGCAGCAGCTAGTATCACTGCTCCTATAACTCCTGTTCTTACAGAGATACCTTATGTGGGATGGTTAGTAGCTGGATTCTTTAATATGTTTGGACAGAAACAAGGTGGAGAGATAGGTGGTCAGATGGCTAGAGACTTTAAAGATTGCTAAGTGTCTGAGATACAGACTATAGGAATAGGACAGATAGGTATTACACCAGTTC